TGAATTGGCCAGCCAATCCGCCGCTCACGGTAGATGAGGAGACGTTGGCGGTAAGCGTCATGGTAAAGGTTGTGTAGGACCCGGCGTCGAACACGGGCTCTGCCGCAAATGTCATAGCATCGACTTTGCCCGCAATTTCTGTGAAGCTGCCGGCCGCCGGTGTTCCGCCGGATGTGCCGATTGGACCATTGAAATATGTGCCGTTTACCGGTCCCGGTGTCGTTCCGCCAATGGTGCCGTCATCGAACGTCGAAGTCGTGATGGTGGAACTCTCAATCGTTGCGCCTGAAATCACGCCGCCGATCCACTCGCTGCCTGGAACCTGATCAACTGACCATTGCTGCACGCCAGTCGAGCAATTTGTTCCGCCATAGCTGAAGGCGATGAATTTGTATGTTTCCGGACCCAGCCACATGACGGCGCTGCCGGTTGAGTCGAGAATCACCGGATTTGTGTTGGGCGTCCCGCCAGTGTAATCCGTGTATGTGGCTTGCGGGGTCGATGTTCCCCCCGCATAGGTAAAAACGCAGCCATTCGCGAGCGGCACGCCATTGGGATCGACAGCAGTAAATCGCGGCGTGCGAAACGGAGACACGGATACTGAAGCCGCTACTGCGATTGGCAGCGCCAGGAAAATCGAAAGTAACGCTAATCTGCGCATTGTAATTCCTTGGCTTTCTCCCTGCTCGTGTGGAGCATCAATCTCCGTTGCAGTTGTAGTAGAGCGCCGGTGTTCCCGTGGTCACGTAGGTAAACGTCACCGCCGTTTTGCTGATTGCGCTCACGTAGGGAAGCGCGGTTGAAGTGCCCGCGCTCACCGTGCAATTCGCCCATGTTCCCCACGCCACGCCGAAAGTTAAAGTCGTTGCGGTTGAAGCGGTGCCTGTGGCGATGATTCCGGCGTTGTCCGTGCCGCGAGTAAGGGAGCCGGCCCCTCATGCCCAAACTCATTCCAGAACGCCACGGCCGCCACTGGGGTACCATCGGGATACGTTGCCCCCTCCATGAATCCCACTTCAACTGAACCGCCTCCCAATTTCCGAACGAGATCTTGCAAATGCTTTGTGACTCGTTCGGACATCGGAATCGAGCGTTTCATCTTAATACGTCACCCAATTTGTTCCGTTGCAGACCACCGGGGATTGCACCGTGCTGCCACCGGTGTATGTTCCCAGGAATGTTGGTATGGTGGCATCGCTCACCTGTAGTTGGACTCCAGTTGTTGATGCTCCGCAAGTTGGCAATGGCGTTCCAGCGACACTGTAAAGGATGTTTGTTTGGATGCCGTTTGTGTACTGCCAAAACCCAGCCGCGACCGAATAATCTGAAGAGATGTTGATATTCCCCAGAACCGGCGTCCCTGAAACGATCAAGGGAGTGGATGTCCTTGTGAGCGCGTTTCCGCTCAAATTACTGCTGAGTCCGTCGTCGGTCTGCAATGTAATGCTTGAATAGAAATCGGCCCCGGAAGTGGAAACAGCCGAGTTGTGAATCGTGACTCCTCCAGCAAACGACGTTCCGGAAATTCCTATTGCAACGGCGAATTCAATATCAGATATGCTCCCGTTGGAGTTCTCTGCTGATCCGGCTATTAGTTGCACGTTAACCACGCCGGTTAGCTGATAGCTGTCCACGTCGGTGCTTTGCAACACCACATTGCCGCTTGTACCGTTGACGACAACAAATCCATTTCCGTAATAATTGGCTACCTTCGCAATGGGAGCATTTATCAAAATTGAGGTATACCCGCCGTTGGGTAGAGTGTTGCCCTGTTCGACATCGTTATCCAATTCCGTGTTAGGGCCTTCTATGTCAAAAAGTGCTGGCGTCCCAGTTGCGGATGTTTGATATATCCCCAAATCTCGGATAAGAGATGCTGTGCAATTCGATGACGTGGTGACACCACTCCCGGTTCCGGCGTAGTTGAAAATTTGACCATTGCCGTAGATGGCGTTATATCCGAACAGATTGGACGCGCTACAAAGCGTAATGCCCACAGTACCAAGATTGCACTGCGTCGGCGGGGATGGGCCAACCGGAATCATAATGGCCGCGTTCTGATCGAGCGCGGCCTGAATCGCCACGTGATCATCGGTTGAGCCGTCGCATTTCGCCGAGTAGGGTGGTTGTGTTACGTCCACAGCGAAGGGCGGAACATAAGCGAGCGCCCCGGAGCCACTATTGGTCAAAACACCGAAAGAGTTAGCTGGAAGAGGATTGCCGTTGAGACCGGTGACGGTCGGATCGGGAAAACTTCCACCAAGATCACCGCCAGCCGCCCCGACGGCGTCCAGACCGGCTGTAGCAACTGAGGCGGCGATAACGGCGGCGCCACTCGTATAGCTGCTTGCGTAGACGCAAATCTGCGTGAGGCCAGCCGGATTGATGGTCCATGTCCCATTTGAAGTTGTGGAGGTAACGGGACTTCCGGATGGGATTGGTTGGGCACTGACACTTACCCATGTCGAGCCATTGACTGAGCCGACAAATTGCAGGGTGCCGACCCACGTTCCGGAAATTGTCGCCGCATAGGCAGAGGCAGTTGGCGGTAGCACCAGGTAGACATATCCCGCGCCGGCCCCGGAGCACGAAGAGGTTTGCAGCGTGATTTTTCCGTAGGTGCTAAGAGATGGATTCTGGGCGCGGAGAGGCAATGACCATCCAAAGATAGTCAAAATGCCCGCGAAAAGCCATTTAGAAATAGTCATGGGTTGATTGCTTTCTGAAGCGCCGCGATTTGGGCCTGAAGAGTGGCGATGGTAGCCTCGTGGCTCACAAGTTGCGCCTGGATCGATGCCATCTGATTCTGGCCCATCAATGTGAAGCCACTCGGCTGCTTCGGATCGATATACTTGACCGAGAACTGGAACGGAGCCGTATTCGCCATTACGTGATTTCCTCATAGCGCTGGCTCAAGCGTTGCTGTGGAAGCTGATAGAGCGATCCGGCCTTAAGGTACGCATCGACAATGCGCCACGGCACCGGATCGGTTACCGAAACCTCATAGACGCGATCACGCGCCTGTCCAAGCCGGTTCCAGTAGACGCGCTGCCGATATTCTCCCGTCTGACCCGCCGAACGAACGTATTCATTGCTCCAAGTCCTGCCGCCATCGTTCGACCACCGCAATATCATTTGGGGGCCGCGAGGCTCGCCGGCGCCGTCAAGCAGTGGCGGCATTGGGCCGTCTCCTACTTCGACATCGACCTGGAGGAAGCTGTGAAAGATGCGAACCTGCTCAACCGAGATATGCGGCGCGCGCCGAACGCGGCGAATCGGCTGTCCATTGTCCTGATAAGTGTAGATCGACATGGCGTAGATAACGCCGGTGTTCCAGTCGCCTACGAGGTTCTGACCAAAGCAAAAGGCATGGCAAGTCGAGTTATGAGCCGTCCATCCGCTCGGCGATTGTGGTGACCAGTGTCCGCGTTCATGCCACATTTGCGTGGCAGTATCGTATACCCAGGTGGCACCGAATCCCTGATTGGCGCTCGGAAAGCGCAGAACCCAAAAGGTGTGCCCCTGATCGCGGTAAGCGTAGCCAATCGCATCAGTTCCCCGACTTGGATATGCCGCCCAAGCGGTTTCTACCGCATGATTCGAGATGCGAGAAGGGGAATATCCGTTCGCCCGCCATGCGATCCCGATGCCGGTCTGGTAGCCGCCGATCCAGGAAGGCGTATTATCCAATACCGCGAGAGAGCTTGGAGCGCTGATGCCCTCTTCCATGAAAGCGCCCGGAATCACATCGAACGGCGTTACGGCGCTGGCCCCAGAGTTGTAATAGACCTGCGCATGACCATTGAGCCCGTAGACCCAAAGCTGATTGAAGGCGCTCACGATAGCTGCGACGTTCTCCGGGAACACCAGAACTTGCTCGACGCCAAGAGGATTCCAGGTCGTACCGTCTAGCAGCGCAGATACCTGGAATTTGTTGCTGTTGGCCAGCAAAGCCACAAAGTAGCCCGAGCAGTAGACCACCATCGATACGGTGCCTTGAAGCCCAAGAATCGGACCACTCAGTACATTGGCAGTCAGATCCAAGGAGTACAGATTCCCGGCGGAACATACAACCAGTTGATTTCCGTCTGCCCCATTTGAAGCCATTGTTACTTGGTTATAGTCGTCACCGATGTTGCCCCGGTTATTGTTTGAGCCGTCTTTATAGACCTCGTAAAGGTTTGGGCCGCCCACTGCAAACAGGCGTCCATCAATCGCCAACATGCCGCGCACAGCCCTCGTAGGGGCAATGAGCGACGGAAGAGCAGCAAAGACCGACAAGCCGGGCGTAGGATAAAGCGCCATCGCGGATTTACCGAGCTGGCTCTCGATCGACTCCGGATACCAATTCATCGCCTGCTGGCAATCGGCGGTGATCGACTGCGACGTGTACGAAGGTCCACAGAACCCAAAGCGTCCCATTACGGATTCGGCATTCCAGAATAGTAGTTGTAGTCGCTCATATTGTTCTGCACCCCAGGCATTCCCACATCCCCGGTGAGGCCGCGCGGGGACTTGATGTTGTTCGACTGCACTGACTTGATGGCCAGCCTCCAGTTGTCTTCCTGTTGTGCCGTCCAACTTCCCTGAAACGGTCCCACCATATCCCGCGCCAATTGCATCGTCACGGCGTCCTGGTAGCCGGGCGGAAGACTGAAGTTGTAATTCAGGCTCGGAAACTGAGGAATTGTGCCCCAAATAGCCAATCGAATCAGATAGGCATAATTCGGAACGGGCCACAGATAGATTGATCCATTCGGCCAGTCGGCATCGTAATAAAGGTCGGTCGGGATGTCGGTTTGGAGATTCTTGACGCGAACATTCATCCACCACTCGCGATCCCGGATATTCATCGGAATATCGACGTATTCTTGGACGCTCATGTTATTCAAAACGAGATTTGCCTGCAAAATCTTCTGCGGCCGCTGCCCCATATTGGGTGTGGCGAAGGTGGGAGCCGAATTCGCGGTTAAGACAACCGTTCCGGTATCGGCTGCGAGCCCTACCGCACCGCCGATCAGCGGAATGCTGAACTTTGCCGCCGTCGCAGACTGAACGTTTCCGGTTCCATTCAGACCATTTATCGAGTTTGAAACCGTTACTGACTGCCCATTGGTGAAATTATTGGCGCAGAAATACGTCGCGACATTGTTAGCGCGCTCACTTTGCGTCAGTTGGCCTTGCGGCCCAATGGTGTGGGGATTTAGACCGGGAACAAGCGTATAGGTGGGCAGGCCGGTGTCGTAGATGAACGGCTTGCGCGCCGCCCATCTATCGACTATCCGGTTGAGCTTTGCCAGCGCAAAAGTCGCG